AATAACTTTATGAAAAGCGTTGACGAGGCTTATAAGCAAGTTGAAAAAAGCGGTTCTGGCGTGTCTGAGATAGGCTACGCCACTGCTAAAGACGCTAAACAAGCTATTAAACAAGCGTTTCTTAAAAACCTTATTCCGGGTATTCAAGGAGAAACTTTTGATATTGCTGAGTATGCTAAACTAGCTAAGCAGTTTTCTAAACCGGCTCAGGCAGCTCGATTAAAAGCAGTTGTTGGAGAAGATTACAGCAGAGTTAAACAAATCTTTAATCTAATGGCCGAAGCGTCTACAAAGCCAGAGAGCAACTTCGGCACTCTTATGCTAAGAGCCAAAGAATACGGAGCTTTAACAACAATGGGTAGTTTCTTTGTGGGTGGGCCGGTAGCGGCACTGACGGCAGCAACTATCTTAACCACCCCTGTGTTTCTAGCTAAGATGGCTCACAACCCCAAGGCTGTAAACAAATTGCTTGCTTTTGAGAAGACTAAGTTTAAGAGTGACGCTTTGAGGGAGAAAGCTGCTACGTTTCTTGTAAGTGATTTTATGGATAATTTAAGCACTGATGAGCAAGCAGAAGTCAGGAATTATTTTAGAGAAGAGTAGTAATAAAAAAGCCCTATAGAGAGATTCTATAGGGCTTTGGTTTATATATTGTCTAATTTGCGTACTCACACTACGCATATCAGCACTTTGTTAAACCAGCTCACAAGCTCCACCGGTACACGCCAGCTCTTGTGAACCTGTGGTGTTATCCTCTTTCTCAAAGTTACCTAGGTCAACCCACTCAACACCTTTTGGCATAGCTGCTAATAACTCCTCATACTTCTCAGCAGTGATGTCCTCATACGGAGCTTGCTGATAAACATGGTCACTAAACGGCAGCAGACTAATCCCGCTACAGATGTCAAAGTTTTCCCATATCCACTGTGCTACTTTCAGGAACTCATCATCAGTATAATATACAGTGATGCTTGGTTTATGTTCACACCAGTGATTCTGGTATGTTTTCCAAAGCTGTAGCTGTTCCATAGCACCTACTTGGCTCACTGTAACACTGGTCTCAGGAGCTTTTACCGGGAAGCTAAAGACAGACGAAGCAGGACTCATGACATCTTGTTCAACAGGGAAGCCAGCTTCGGACATAAAGATAGCAAGTGGGTCTTTCTTGTCCGAACGTACACGCCTAATGTAATGCTTAGAGAAGCGAGGATGTATGCCACTAGCGCTATCAACAAGCTGAGACACAGTACCACTGGGCTTAACAGCTGTAATAGCAGCAGACTGATTAATTCCAAGTTTCTTAGCCCACTCTTTATTTGTTTCAATAGCCACATCTCGTATCTCCTCCAACCAACGCGCTAAGTCAGGTGAGTCGCCTTTGCTCAACAGGTAGTGATCCATGATGCCTGTCATGCTGACGCCCAGCAGAGCCTCTTCCTCTGTGTTCTTCTTCCAACAGCTACGTAGGTATCTGAAGTCTGTAAGTGTAGCTTGTAGGCTACCAATGATAGCTGCAATGCGTGCCTTCTTCTTCAGAGACTTAAGCGTATCGTCTGCACGTACAACAATCTCTGACAGGTTACAGAACTGGTTGCTTCTTAGGATAATCTCAGAGCATGGGTTAGTACCAAACTCGTAGGTCTCATCTCTGCGTCCGTTACGTGCTGCAATCTTCTGAGCTGCAACGCGGCTAAAGATACCACGCTCACCTGCTTTAGATTCGTACATGTTCTGCATCTCTGCTAAGAACGACTCAAAGTCTGGCTTCTCTGTATAGGCTACAGAGTTGTTAGCAAGCCTACGCTGACCTTCTGTGTCCCACCAATTGCCATACTTAGCCTTAGCCATACGTGGGTCTGACAGGTTCGACAGGCTAATGAGAGCTGATCTACGCACACCACCTACCACTACAATGTCCGCTATTTTACAGCATACATCGTGGCACTCAATGCTCGTGAGCTTACGTCCTGCGGCCTTCTGGAAGATGCCTACACAGAAGTTAAACAAATCCTCCAGTGGCTCAGGTCCGCTTGCGCGTCCGCCAAAAGTCTTCAGTCTTTCACCAGCACCTCTAACCTTGTGCATGTCCCACTTAGGAATCTTGCCAGCATACAGCATAGCAATCAGCTCACGAAACGAAGAAGCCCAGCCAATCTTGCTGTCAGCTACAACGATAACACTGTCAGTAGGGTGGAAGGACTCAGCCACTACTGGTAGCTTGTTAATGTAGTTACGCTCTACACTAAAGCCTACGCCTGTGCCGCACATAAGCACGTACATTAGCTCGTCAAAGCTACGTGGTGAGTCAATGTGCAAGTAGCTACAGTTGAAACCAGCTACGTTATCTTTAGCCAAAGCCTCGCCTGCTGTCATCATGCAGCGCATAGACGGCATAACTTCCAGATTGTGGATAGCAATGTACAACTCCCTCGACGCATCATCGGTGAGCTGTCCACGATCTATCCAAAAATCGACATATCGCTGCACTGTTTCGGACCATGTCTCGCGACGATTCTCTGCTGGAATCCAACGTGCGTAGCGGCTCTTGTGTATAAACTGTTGATACTGATCCATTATTCTTCCTCATCAATTGGTATGTGGTAGGAGCATGCTTTTAAAAAGTAATCAAACTGCTCTCGCATCTCAAACAGTGTTTGCTCACCGCTATACAGTGTGTAGACTATCTTGACTGCTGGACATGCGCGTTCTGCTGAGCCAAAGCTAGGATAGTGTATGAACTCAAATACTGGTTTTCTGTCTTCGTTATTCATTCTCAAACTCCACCATCATAGTTAGACGCTGTAAGTACCACTGAGCTTTCTGTAAGTCCTCTACCTGCTTGCCCTTGTAGTCGTAACGCCACAGGTACTTCATGCAGTTGCCCTTGAGATAACCCTTGAAGGCTACACTGGACATTGATTCTTCGATAGCTTCGATGCACTCAATGTTGCCTGTGTTGTAGTGTCTAGGAGAGCCTACCATGTCTTCTTCGTCTTCTTCTTGAAACTCTTTCTCTGCTTCCTCCAAGTATCGCTTCATCAAGGAGTCATCTATTGCTGGGGCTTGTTTACGTAGTCTATCCCAATCTTGTGGTGTTGCGTTATTAATACTCATCTCTAAAATCCTCTTGCAATTCTTCTAATCTGTTGTTAATTCTGTTACTAAACTTAGCTACTAAATCTTGTGATGTTATGTCAAGCACTTCTAGTAGTGTTATTTCGTCTAGCTGTTCCAACTTCTCCAGAATCTCGTAGTAAGTTGTTGCCATGTCAGTCTCCGTACTTCTCACGCAAATAGTTTATACTAACTGGTAATTCGTCACAACCTCCATTAGCTACTTCGTTAAGCATCCAGATACCTGCCCAGCTTCCGTTAGTCTGTGGTGTCAAGTAATCTTCGTCATGCTGGTAGTAGATTCCAGAGAACAAGCCTAGCATGTTAGTGCCGTCAGCTTTACGTGCGTAGGCGATGTCTCTATCCTGTACGTGTCCCATAACGCAGCTCATATACTTCTTCTGTAGCATTAGCTTTGCTGAGCTAACAGGTCTACCCATAACACCACTGGTGAAGTAGTGGCAATAGGCTATGTCGTCAATGACAATAGGCTGCAGGAATGGAAACACTTCCCAGCCCATCTCCTCTAACTTCAGATCTTCAAACTTAATAAGACCTTCTAGCTTTGGATCTGACTCAATGGCTCTTGTGATCCTGTTCTCGTGGTTTCCTAACGTAAAGACCATACGTGGTTTCCACTGCTTCCACTTGTTATGTTTAAGCCGCTGCTGCTCGTTACGGATAGGCTCTAGGAATGCCTCCATACCTGCAATACCTGCTTCAATATCTCTAACATAACGTCTGCCTTCAAAGCTGCGTGTTCCTACGTCATAGCTGCTTAGGCTAGGCATATCCCAGTGGTCACCAATGTGTATAATAACGTCTGGCTTCTTGTCTGCTGCGTATTGACCAGCCCAGCGTAGGTGCTCTACAGACTGGTCTGGTTTTACTTGCGTGTCTGGTATTACTAAATGCTTAGTCATGGGTTACCCTTCTGTATTCTCATGGCTTACCGTTTCAGCATCGCCATGGTTGGCAAAGTTGCCGTGAAGTTCTTCTCTGGCTTTACGCGCTACTGCATCAGCCTCTTCCGGTGTGTCGTAGTGACCTAGCCAGAGAGACTTACACTCCAATTGAACACGGGCGGACCACTTCTTCCTTGAACTGACGTATGATACGCCCTTATAGCCGCTTGTGTTGTTCTTGCCTTGTTTTCTATTGTGCTGGTTCTGCCCAGCAGACGCGGCTCTCAAGTTCTCAATGTGGTTATCGGCCCGATCACCGTTGATGTGATCTATTGTTTTGGGTAAATATCCTTTGTGCATGAGAAATATTAATCGGTGAGCATAGTATGATTTCTTATCAATACTGACTCGAACATATCCTAGTGCTATGTCTAAACATCCTACAACACTTCCTTTTTTTGCTGCTCCTCTGGACACTTTCCAAATCAAATTACCAGTTTCTTTATCATAGTCGAACAAATGTTTTAATAAATCTACAGTTAAATCTCTCATCTTTTTCTCCGCTTACGTTCTGCCGCTGTCTTCTCAGCATGGCATTTGTAACACAGCACTTGATAGCCTGACGCTTCTAGGAACATTCTGTCAATGTAGGTGTTCCAATCTACGAAGCCGACTTCGGGTTTAACTACCGGGTCAATGTGATCTACTGCTGCGTTGTTTCGTTTACGCTTACGTCCTTCCAGCGGTGGTAGTGTGGATGCGCCTATCTTCTTACACTCAGCGCACTTGTACTTACCACGTTCTACCCACGCCTTCTTCTTAACATCGTGTTTGACACCCCACTTACCGTGTGCGCCTCTTAATGCTGAGATGATGAAGGACCTGAAACGCGCTTCTGTCCAGCGTCCATTATTTCTCACCTGTGAAACTCCATATCTCACCTTCGTAACGTCTGAGCCATAGAAGTCTTCCGTTCTCTATAACTCTCTCCTCACTCTCCAGTAACTCGACACACTTGTCGTAGTAGTCCTGCTCTGTTTTGCAGTCCTCTAACAACTTAGCTGACTTCTTCTCACCAATGCCGTGGATGCCGACAATGTTATCAATGCGGTCACCCATCAGTATCTGGCGGTAGAAGAACAACATGCCTTCCTCTGGCGTAACGTAGTACTTGCTGCGCTTTACAAAGTTGTAGTGCCATCCGGGTATTTGGTCGAAGTCCTTATCGAGCGACACCATAACAGCGTTATCACCATACTTGGTGGCTGCTATAGCTATGGCATCGTCTGCCTCTTCACCTTCTGTGACTACTGCTGCCCACTTGTCAATGAGGTTCTGCCTTAGTGCCTGTATATGCACCGGCTTCTCTTTGCCTTTGCGGTTAGCCTTGTACTCAGCAGTTACTGCGTAGTCCGTTCTAAAGTTACCTTTACCAGTGAGATACAGAACATACTCTGATTCAGCTTCATCAGCTCCTAGATGAAAAGAAAGCAGGTCTACAATAAAGCCGTCAAGAGTTCTGACGGCAGTCTTCTCAGACTCGTTATTGCAGGACCAGCCTACTCGATAGACTAGTATGTCTGCATCAATTAAAATCACAATGCTTCGTCCAGAGCTACTTCAGGAGTGAATTCAATGAGGTCTGTAATGACTAGCTTCATTAAAGAAGGGCTACGGCCTGACGCACCTGAAGGGCTAGTCCAATCGTAGTGGCCAATGACAGCTTTAGCCTTTGAGCCGTTAGCAATCAATACGCCTGTCAGCTCTTCACCGTCAGTGTCGTATGCACGAATAGGCTTGTTCGACTTACAAGTGATGAACTCGCCTTGGTCGCCTTTGCTACGGACGTTGATGCCGCGCTCTTCTAAAGCATCCTGAGCCTTCTGAGACAGGTTTGACAGGTTGATCTGGTACTTACCTGAGAGTTTGTTCTTCTCCTGAAGGTTTGCCCACATTACTTCTGCTTGGATTGTTACTGGTTTTACTTGTTCCATACTATCACCTTTGATTGTTATGTTGCGTTTAATTGCTGTTTTAGATCACAACTGATCTATGTATATTATACCACATAAACTTTACAAAAGTCAATGTGTTTCTGCCCAATTGTTCCCAATGTTGTATTCTCCATCCAGAGGGCATCGCAGTTGAAAGTGATCTCCTGCTTGCTGAATGGCTCTTACTGCTCCTTTACCTACAGCCTTTGCAAAATGCTCAGGCACTTCTACTTGAAATTCATCGTGGACGTTTGCCACCAGCTTGTACGGTATCTTTAGTGACGTTAAATTCTCAGTCATCATGATCAGAGCCTGTTTCATTACAATAGCTCCCGCACCCTGCAGCAATGTATTAAGCGCAGCGTGTTGTGACCTCACACGTAGCTTTCTACCGTCCAGTCCCGGTAGTGTACCTGCCTCTGCAAACTTAGCTACCTTGTCTCGTAGCTTCGCCAGTGCAGGAGTGTTCCTCAAGAATGCCTTCATCAACTGCTGACCTTCCTCGTATCCACCACCTACTATCTGTCCAATCTTAGCAGGTCCAGCACCGTACAGGAAAGCATAGATGAATGTCTTAGCCTGATTGCGGTCTGTGAGTCCTGCTGCCTTCATGTTTGCTGTGTGAATGTCACCGCTTAGGATTTCGTTGGTGTAGCCGGTGTCACGCATATAGTGTGCTAGCATACGTAGCTCTAAACCGCT